AGTTCGATATTGACCCTTCCAGCTTGGTGGCAAGTTATTGCCATACAACACCGGTTCTGCATATTCCATGTTGTTCGTGATCTTTGCTTCAAACTTGCCGATCTGCGTCTGCCAAGCTTTTCGCAAATCACCACCACCTCTATAGGACGGAGGATCAGATTCTCGAACAACCCGTACAGGAGTCTGTTCTTTGACTTCCTTTGTCCACTCAAGTGCAGTCAGCTTAACCACATGCTCGATCTCCGCCTCCATCAAGTCAGCAATGTCAGTGATCTTGATCTCGCGTGCCATCACTAAGCCCTGAGGATCAACTCATAAATGATCGCGCTGTTGTCTTGCTCTGTCGTCTGCACACGGATGATCTGATGAACAACGCTGCCAATAACGACGCGGTCCTTAGTCTCAGGTGCAGTAGCAAGATCATCAGCTGCAACCGTTAAACGCTTGTCGCCAGCCTGAATCAGCTCATTGACCTCCCGCAAGTTCACATCTTCAAGCAAACCCGGAACCGTCGTATCGCTCTCTGTTTCGTTTATCGCGCCTGTGGTGGTGTTGTACGTGCCACCAGTGACGTAACGCACTGTCACATCACCGCCGAACTGCTTCAAGATTTTGCTCGCGACTCGTGCGAGCGAATCAGAAAGCGCCATCAGATTTTATAAGCGATAGCTGCGCCGCTAGTCAGCGTCAAGCTCGTGAACACACCGTAGAGCTTGGTTCGAGCGACGAACGTCTCGCCAGCAAGGCTGTTGCCTGTGTAGTCCTGCGCTGTAATTGCGCTAATCACAGAATCTTCTTTGAAGTAAATGCAGTTAAAACGTCCTGTGTGCTCGGCTGTATCCGAGATGAACTCTGCACCCACGCTGTAGTCCATGCCCATGATCAGCTCCTGCGAATAGCGATGTTGCCTGGTCCACTAATTCTAAGACCCGTCAAGTACCTTTCAAACATCGGCGGAACGTGATCAGCGCCAACAGCTCCAGTCTTGTCGGGTGTGACATCAAGGCTGCCGATCTTCACATTCTTGAAGTCGTTCAAGCCACTCAGGCTGATGCCGTCCGTGTTGTTGTGCAGGTAGACAGCAAGCTCAATCTGTGCCCGCTTGATTTGGTCCGGGATCTCTTCGTCTGTGAAGTAATCCTCAGAGATGCGGAAAGGAAAGCCAGTGGCGTACGTGTTGACGTAGGTATCTGGCTTTCGCACGCCAGTACGCGGCCATTGCCTTGCTTGCGTATCTGTGGCGCGTGCTCCTAAAAATCTTTCGCGATCAAGCCGTTCAGCAGCTGCGGCTAGTGATCGATTGCGATTGTCATCAGTGCCGGTGCTCCACTTGGAAACGTCCGTGCTCTTGATCATCGCCTCTACATACGCGTCAGCTTGAGCCAGCGTTATGTAGCTGTTGGCGTTTGCGCCGCCCGCTGTTGCGTCGATTGTTACTGCCATCGGGCGTCACAGTAGAAGTCTGCTTGGTCGGCTTTTCAGAAGCGGAGACTGCTGCTTTGGCAGCAGCCTCACGTTCCTTCATCCGCCTAAAGGCGAAAAGACCCATCAGGAGCTAGCGCCCTTCAGAGCTACGAAGTTGAGGACAATCGCCTCAGACAAAGAACCAGCAGAAACATTTGCCACGGTGATCTTGAACGATCCAGCAGCAAGAGTGTTTGCTTGCACCAAGTAAGAACCTGCGGTCCCACCTGAAGCGTGGTTCACAACTACTACATCAGTAGCAGAAACTTCGCTGTTGGTCACGGTAAAAGACACTTCAGCGGCAGCAGCCAATGCAGCGTCGTTCAGCGTGATCACACCGGATGCTGCGTTAGCAGTCACGCCAGTGCTTTTGTTGGTCGCCTGAGTTACAGACGTGCCAACGGTCGGGCCTACAAGCTTGCCCGCTGTTGCCTCAAAAATGGATGCCATGGTGATTACCTCCTATCAGTCAAGGTTGCTGGTGTTGGTAATCCGCACGATACCAATGTTGTTGGTCTCGTACACCTTGGTCCAGTTGCCCACGGTTTCCAGCTGTGCCCGAGTCGGGTTGGAAACAGAAGTGGAGAACTTGGAGCCGATCGGGTGATACACATAGTGCAGATCGATCGACATAGCATCGCTCTTAGCGAGGATGTCGCGGTCGGTCTCAGTCTGGAGACCAAGCTGCTCGCCAGAGCCAACAGCACCCTGCGTAAACAGGTAAGTGGCGTACTCGGTAGAAGAACCGGAGCCAGTGGTTTGAACGTCAGCGCTGACAATCACGCGAAGACCCATGAAGGTCGGAACTTGCACGCTGCCAAAAGCAGGAGCAGTAGAACCTTGAGCAGCAGCGGTGTCAGGAGCACCGGTGTTGTCATAGATCATGTCGATCGCACGTCGCTCCATCAGGTCGTAATAGACCTTCGGGTGCATAGCAATCGCAGTCAGCTTCTCGCCTTGATCACCGAGAATTGACTTGCCCTCAACGATCTGACGAGGTCCAAGGATCGTCGGGCTGTCGCCGGTAGCGCCGTCAACAGTCAGAGCTGAGTAGCAAGCAGAGCTGTTGTCATCGACGGCACCGAAGACGCCAGCCAGGCAGGACAACAAATCCTTCTGACGCTGGTTGGCGATGTAGTCAGCAATCTTGTTGCCGATAGCAGCCATAGGGTCACTACCAGCTGCAAGTGCAGCAAGATCTCGTGACTCGAATGCGCGACCACGATGCAGGACAGCAGCAACTTGCTTGTCTGCAGTGATCTTGCCAGGAGTCAGAGAAGAGCTATCCGTCAGGCGCTCGAAGTCGCCTGCAAGATTAGCTTTGTAAAAGGGGACTTGAACAAAGTCACCACCATCTTCTGAAGCATTCAGCTCAGCCATTGGCTGCACCACACCGCTAGCCAGGAAGGCATCACGCTGAGTGGTTTGCTCAATGACGTAAGGCGTAAATACCTCAGGGATGATGATGTCAGAGCGAAGAGTCGCCATGACAGATCCTCAAAAAAGATGTTTACGGTGTGGGCGTAACCCGGACGGCTCTGCGTAGCTTTGCCTTATCCCGCATATTAACGGTTCGCAGCAGCTTTCAACCTCTCATACATATCCCGATCAGTCTTATACAGACGTGACTGCTCAGTCAGATTGTAAGTTTCTTTAGAGAACGGGTTTTTGGTGCCAGCTGGAATCTCACCGAAACTGCGTCCAGAAGGCGCACCACTACCCTGAGGCTTCGGTGCTTTCTGCATATAAGCAGGCAAAGTTTTCGCCCACTCGCTGATCGGCTTACGCTCGTAGCCGTTGACCACAACAACAGTCCCGTCAGCCTCGCGTTCAATTTGATCCGGCTTTAGCAGGTCAGCTTTGAATACGATGCTCGGATCATGGACAACATCTGCCAATGCTGTGTTCGCAGGTGCAATCAGCTCAAGCTCGCGGACTCGTGCTTCAAGCTCAGCAATCCGCTTGTCCTTGGCTTCAGAGGCTTCACGAAACTGCTGCTCAAGAGCTTGACGCGCCTCGGTGTACTTGCCTTCTGATTCAAGTTTGTTCTGCTCAACAGTCCGCTTGAATTCAAGCAACTCCTGAACATCGACGCCATCAGGCACGGTCTTAGCGTCTTTGAGCTTTCCGATTAGCTCGTAATTCTTTTTTTCCAGCGCTTGGATGCTGTTTTTGAGTGCATCCACTTCGGAATTGTTTGGAGCCGCAGGAGACGTAATCTCCTGATTTTGCTCTTCAGACATGAATAACCCGTAAGGTTGTTTTCACGACCACTTTACTTTGTCTGCCCAATATGCGGCAGATGTCTTCCCCTTCGAGATATTTTTTGCGTGGCGTGCTTTAAACGATGCACGCTTAGCCTTGTCTGCAGCACTCTCGCCTTTGCGCGGACGCTTCGTCTTAGCACCCTGCTGCCCGAACCTAATGAGCTTCGGCTTATCGCCGTCTTTAACGACAACAGCGTGAGACTTGCCGCTCGGATGGTTCGGCGTACGGATGGGCTTATCAAAGCCCGCAAACGTATGGCCACCACGCTTGATCGTCATTTGCGCTTAGGCGCAGAGCGAAGTTGTGACCGCTTTTTCAACACAGGATTGCCGGTGCTTTCAGATTTGATCGCAATGATCGGATCGCCTTTAGCGCCACGTCGAGTGACTGTGCCGCCAGTTGGCCCTTTGATGCTGTAAGCGCCTTCGCCTTTGACGCTCGTTACAACGCCATAAGTCCGTTTGCCTTGGTACGTCCAGCTAACCCGAGATCCTTTTTTCATTTTTTCTTACCTGCCTTTTTCTTCTTGCCTTTGCCCATAGGCTTCTGAGGCTTCTTGGATCCGTGATAGCCAGGCATCACTCGTCTCCTTTTGGCTCTTCTGTTTTAGCAGCTTTCTTCTTGGAAGCAGCTTTCGGCTTGGCTTTCGCCTCTTCGCCCTGAACACTGAACTTGTACTTAGCTGGCAGAGGGGCCATAACCACGGTCGCGTAACTGATCCAAGGTTAGCTCTGAGCCGTCTTTGGCAACAAATTTTCGAATAGCGTCGGACGCGCCATATTTTTTTACCAAGCCCTCCCACATTGCAAGACGCTCAGGACCAAGAGCATCACGCTTCACAGCATCACTTTGATCGTCTAACCATTCGCCGTAGTCCTCACGAGCGTCATCAAACTCCTTTTCCAATCCGATCGGAATGTTGATGTTCCGCGAGCGGCAATTGAAGTGTTGGGGCGGATAAGGCCCTTGCTCGTGCTTGAACGTCTTGCCGTCTAATGCACGGCAAATCGCTGTCGTCTTGCTGTCAAGGGTGGCTGTATATCTGTACCTAGCCGTCAAATCAGGGTTTTCTGCAGCGAAAATTCGCTCAGCAGCGTTCGCGACCTCATTCACGCTTGTGCGCACGATTGCCCTGATTTGATTGTTAGGGATGCTTGTCGCCTGGCCACCTGCAGCAATAACCGTATCAATAGATCCGCGTTGTTCTTTTGTTAACCGACCCTTCAACCTGCGGACAATGCTTGGAACAGATTCACCTTCAATCAAGCCTGTTCGGACTGCTTGGCTGAAAAGCTCTGCCTGCCTTTCAGACATACTGTTAAACGCCTGAGCAATCACTTGCCCATTAGGGAGTGTCATTTCTTGACCTACGGTCAATTGAAACGCCACAGTGTTTCTGGCAATCCGCGCCAAG